AAGTGTTGTCCGTTAATTGATGCTGACCGCTTGTAGTGTTGTTCGTAATCGTTGAAGCATTCACCACACCCTCTGGCGATGTTGTGCTATTTGTTGTTACGCTTACATTTGTTACGATTGGCTTATTCGCAAGGTATTCGCTGTTTGGGTCGCTATTCACCCTACTCGGCTCAAGCAACAAACTCGGACAAGTCGCACCGCCAGAATAGTCTAATCTCGGCATATCTCCCAACAATCCAGCAGATACTGCGGCGGTGGTGGTTTCTATGGCTGGCGCTGTGGCTACTAAACCTTGCTCCAATTGTGCGTCTTGGATGTAGATGTTTCCGCTTGTGCCGCTTGTGTCATTGTCGGCATCTGCAACATATAAACGAACATAAGAAACACTTGAGACATTTGCTGTAATAGAACAGCGATACCAACCGCCTCCTACGCTATCAATACTTGAATCAATTAAGTTAGATTCAGTTCCTACCACGCCATTTGCTAAATCAAAAAACGCTTCGTGTAAAGTTGCGCTTCCCATTCTTACTTGCACCCAATTATCAGTACCAGCTTTTGCGTAAACGCTAAACGAGTAAACACCACTTACTGAAACAACTTGGTTTATGTTTCCATTTGCTCCACTTTTAGAAATTAACCACGCATCGCTTGAACCATCATAACCGCTTTGACCGCTTGTTTCTGAACTATTGAAATTCGTCCAAGTAGTATCAAACTGATTACTCTGCAATAACTCATTAGTCCTCCCCCTCTCAATAAGCCCACTCGCATTAACACGAGTCGCTGGACTCGCACCCGCACCATCTCTTGAGAAAGTGAAATCGCCACTACCATCGGTAGGCTTGACACTATATAACTTGTCATCTTTGTATCCGCTTGGTATCATTACCAGCGAGGCTTTGTCGTAAGTTGTAGCCATATCTTAATTTAATTCAAATAATTTATCTGTTAAGCAGCCCTCTACAACTGCACCATCTTCTACCATTCTGTCCGAGTAAGAGGCGAATACATCATAGTAATTCAACATACCAAGACCTTGTAAGCCCTTAACGGCACATCCCTCTACTTGTCCACCATCTCCTTCTACTCTCGTAGTGAACTGATCGACATAGTCATCTGCTGGAGCGAAGCAAGCGATTGCGGCTTCGTTTTGGATCGAAAGCGTAGTTTGGCTTCGCTTTCCCCAATAGCTGTCGCAGTATATCTTTCCCCAATTACTCATTTCTTCTCTGTTTTCTTCAGGTACGTTTTAAGTTTCCTGATGTTCTTCTGTTTCGGTATGTACTTCTGTTTCTTTATAGCATCCATCCGCTAAACGTGCTGTCTTTTAATGGATATATGTCTTCGTTGTTGTTCGTGTTGTATTCCGGGAACAAGTTATTGTTGAAGCTCATATAGTCTATGAATCGTCTCGTGTAATACTCCGCTAGGTTTCTCTCTTTCTCGATCAGGAACGACAGGTCCTCTCTCGAGGCTGTCTCTCCATTCTCTACCTGTCGCTTGTAGATGCCTCCGTTGCTGGCCGTGAAGGCCGCAAACGGAAGGTACTCTGTCATTGCCCAATGGATAAGCATTGGCTGCACGTAGCTGTCTACTAGCGTTTGGTAGTTTCCTGTGAGTGATCCTGCAATAATGTCTGCAGATATCTTCTCGTATAGTCTTGTGCCTAGGTATTGCTGTATGTGCACTTCCTGGGCAATCTTTATGAATTGAATGAATTTGTCCGTGTCTACGTTCCCGGAGAGGAACGTATTGCGAACGAGGTCGTCTCTTTTTATGAATAGTGCTGTAGCCATTAGATTCCAGGTTGAATGTCTTTAGGACTCTTCGGATTGATGAATCCTTTGTTCTTCATATTGTTTGGAGCGACGCTCACCTTGTTTGGATTGCTCGGTGGATCGAATCCTGCACGTCTAGCTTCGCTTCTGCTGACGGTTTTTGCATTCGGTGAGCTTGGGTCCGGCTTAACACCATTGCGGCTCATATACGTCTTTCTAAACCACTTGTGGTGGCATCGTGGTCCTCCCTTGTATAGCCATATGCTGTATGTGTCGGCTCCGTATGGTCCAAAGCCGGCATTGACTACCTTGTTGTCCAGGGCTACGATGTCTTCTTTTCTGTAGACCTTATTGGCCGATACCATCTTCTTGCAGAACTCTCGGCTGTCGGCTCCTGCTCTCTTTGGTGAGTATTGGTATCTCACTAGGAACTGCACACCGTCTTTCTCATCGTCTTGCTCGCTCTTCGCACGTGGACGTGCCGTCCCGGTGCTAGCGAGGCCGATCATCTTGTCCAGGGCTTCCTCCTGATCGTAGTCTACTTCTCTTTCGTCTACAAGTTCCCATTCCTCTTCGTTAATCTCTTCGCCTAGGTCAATCAATGCGTCTGCTACAGCATTGAATTGCTCTTCAGGTACGCAGTTAGGTACCTTTTTACCGTTCTTGGTCTTCATACCGACCATCACGTATCCTGGCTCGCAAGGATCGTCAGCATCTTTCAGCTCTGTCTTGCATCCGCAGTCTGCTGATAGCTTCTCTCCTGTTTCCTTTTCTGTTTCTTCTTTTGTTGCTGCTGCGCTTCTATCTGTAAACTCTAGCGGCTGGAGCGTTCTGAAGTATAAATCCAGGTTAATGTCGTTAATGGCTAGTATCTTGTCTAGCGCATCCAGGATCATCTCCTGGAAGGGACGGATTACCGTGTTGTCGAAGAGCAGCGTTGCTGTCTCAATCTCCTCGGCGTTGTTTCCTAGTCCGGTGTTGTCCTTAATACCTAGGAGCATTGGCGATGTCACTCGGTGAGCAATCATTAGCTTCTGCATTGCCTCTCCTGATAGGAACTCGTATTGCTGGGCTGCGTCCGATAGTTGTACCGGATCGATTGTCGCTGCTAGTTCCTTGCTTTCGTTGAAGGCGATAATGGCTCTCCCGGCGTTGCTTGATCCTGACCATTTGTCTAGGATGCGTCTCTCTATCAGGAGACGCTCCTCTTCGTCAGGCACTCCGTTATTGAAGTTAATCAGCATTGACGGTGCCATACCGTTCTTGATGTTGTTCAGGTGGTAGTTGGCTACCTCTTCCTCTAGTTCGGCGTATGGAAGGCCTCCTTGGTAGTCTACAGGGCTGTAGTAGTAGTATCCTGCTTTGTATGGGCGCACTACCAGGATCTCCAGGTTCTCATTGCTGCAGCCGAACGCTGGGATGCGTTCCGGCTTACGTTGTGGTGTGACCTTGGTCCAATCTGCAGCGTAGTAGTACGCTTCGATGTCGCCTTCGTCACTCATCTTCTCTGCTCGGAGCGTTTGGATTGGCATATGCTCTACCTGTGCGACTCTTCGGTCCGCACTGTAGATAACCTGGAAGGCACATTGTCCCATCATTTTTAGGTCGGCTGTCACCTTGCGGAGACAGTCCGGATGGATGAGAGAACGCATTTGGGCGTATTCTGCTGGCTTTTTACTGCTGTCTGTAGCGTCCAGGCCTTTGCCGTAGATTAAGTCGCTTACAGCGTTAACAATGGCGTTGTTCGTCGGGCTGCCGTTGTAGCGATCAATCAGATACTGATAGTAGTTGTTGTCCTCACCGTATTCAACGTAGTCTTTATTACGCTGTTCTATTACGGCAGGTCTAGTGTAACTAGAAAGATTGATGCTGTGTACTTTCATCATATGGTTATGTATTCGTTGGCGTTAGCCTTTTCGTATATTTCGTATTGTCCCTGGTTTACCGTGTAGTCCTCCAAGTCTGTTTGGTCCGTACAGAAAATGTTGCCTCGGTAGATTTCGCTTCCTGCTTGAGACACTACAAAATAATAAAAAATACCTTCTGCAAAAGTAAAAGTTCCTGTTAGCTCTATGTGGTTTCCTGATGCTACCGGTGTGATCGTCTCCTGCTCTGATGTGTTTGTCGTCTCGTTTGTGACGGTCACCACCACGTTAGCTGTGCTGTATGATCGTGGCACGATCTTCAAGAGTTGATTGTCTGTTCTTACTATGTGCATATATAAATAACTGAAAAATCGGGTTTTGTCCAAAAAAAAAGGGACGGCTTTTAGGCCGTCCCCTGTGTTTACTTACTCTTGGGCTGATTAAGAGTTCGTTCCTTCAGTTACAGTTACTACTGATGTAGACAATCCACCGAATGGATCTGCTGCTGTTGCACCGTTTACGAAGTTAGCCGGTAGCACCTCCTGGGCTGTGAATGTCAAGGTGTATCCTGACAAGTCTCCCATCGCTGCGCCGGTTACAATTGTTCCTCCGGTTACCTCTGCTCCGTGTTCTAGACCTACAGCAAACAAGTTGTCGTTGTAGTCTTGTACAAAGATTTGTGGACGACCGTAAGCTAGTAGCTTCACCTCGTTGTGGTCCTCCTTGCTCAATTTAGGCAAGGTTAAATTCAATGTCTGCTCGAAGAACGTTGTTCCGTTCTCTCGGCTAGAGTTGATTGCTTGTTCGAACGAGCTGCTTCCTTTTAGCTCGTACTTGTAAACTGTAAAGCTCGCAGAGAAGTCTGTGATCTCTCCGTCTGCACCAAGTGTCGCCGTTCCAGCATCACCGTAGTCAGCGAAGTATACTGCAGTAATTCCACCTACTACGTCTTTACAAGGAGCCTTGCGGCCCTGGGTTAAATCGCACGCCATTATTTCTTTCTTTTATTCGTTAATCAAAAAGGGCAGACAGGCTTTTGCCCACCTGCCCTTCTATTGTCTT